CGTCCAAAGCTCGGTCTGGTTGCCTTTGATAGCGGCGATCAGCGTTTCGTCCAGGTTGTTGATGCGTTCGCGAGGATCCATGTCAGCTCGTCTTCACGGGGTTTACGATGACTGTTTGATTGGTCGGGTCGATGGCCAAGCAAATCAGCTCGGTGTACCAGCTATGGCCACGGGTGTCGCCCTCATGCTCGACCGAGAATGCCCGGTACATGCCGTCCTTGCCGGTATCGGCGAAAAACTGCAGGCCTGCGCGCTGGTTGAACGGGATGCCCGAGGTGCCTTGCTGGTTGAACTGCGATTTGTTGAACAGGGTCTGGTTGATCAGCGCGTTGGCGATCTGCACGCGCTGGCCCGGCTTGATCAACGGGTTGAGCAGCACTTTGATCTTGATTCCCTCGTTGGTTGCCTCGGGGATACCGATGACGCCACTCGTCTCGCCCAGCACCACCGGTTGGTCGAGCAAATAGCCGTTGTAAGGAATGATTTGGATAACTCCCTGCTGTATCGACCACGAGCAGCTCAGTCGCTCCGCGAGGCCGCGGAAGGCATTCCGAGCCATGCCGAAGAGCACCTTACCTCGAGGGTTTTGTAGAGTGCCCCCGAACGACTGCTTCAGCGCCGACTGATCGACTGGCAGATTCATCGCTGCCGACAACGCTGCAATCTGCTGTTGCGGCGTGGAGCCTTTGGCTAAAGGTGTGCTGATCAGCGACCAGTTGTAGGCGGTATCAGCATCGCCCGCCAGGATGTCGAGATACGTGTCGGTGGCCGATTCGCGTCCCTTGCGGAATTGCTTGATGGTCCCCGTGAAAATGATCCCATATTGATCGCTTTGAGCGTAGCCGCCCTGCACGATCACGCTCTGGAATTCCGCCACCACTTGATTCAACGTATCCGGATCCAAGTTGTATACGCGAATCGCGGCATTGTTTGGTGATTCCACATCTGCCGCGCTGATTTTGAACGTGAAACGAAAGTCCGACAAATCGATGGTGGTGTTGCTCGACGCAACCACGAGGCTCGCGCGCCGGATGAACTGTGTACCCTGCGTCATGACGTCACCACGAAATACAGGTGGCCGGTGTCGCCGAGGTTGTCAAAGGTCGGCGGCGCGGTCAGATCATAATCGGTCTGCGCTATCAGGGATCCGCCGAGGTTCAGGTATGCGAATTGCCCAAGCAGATCGGTTCCAGTGACCAGGGGAATGCCACTGAGAATAGGTATGCCCGACGAGTCGGCTATGTCGACCACCCAGACACTTGCCTCGTCGTTCCACTTCACCGTGAGTTGATAAGTGACGTTGGCGAGCGATATCAGGAGCTGCTGGAACGTCGCGGTCAGCGGGATTTCGTAGGGTGTCGTCGTGCTCATGGTACGGTCACCCCGTTGCTAGTTGGCTGCGCCTGCACTGTGCCGCGGTTGGTCACCGGCTGCGTCACTTGCGGAAACTGCTGCTGCGAGGTGGGTGCGCTGACGACGCTTTGCGCTTGCGGGTTGCTCACGAGCAAAACTTGTTTGAGCTGCAGCGCGATCATTAGAGCATGCTCGGTGACCTTGTCAGTTTCGAGCATGATCGATTTGATGATCATGTTGTTGTAGATGCGCTTGCCGGTGACGGCCACGTACAGCACACGATTGGCTTGACCTGTCAGCAGCGCATCGTAGATGTTGGCGAGATCGTTCGGGGTTAGCGTCGATCCATTAGGGCTTCCTGATTCGGACCAGCCGATCTTCACGGTCAGCTCCGACGGGCGTTTGAACGCATGATCGGTAATCGGTGCCCCTTGGGCGATCGGGTGATCGGTTATCTCAAGCTCGTCATGGTGCTTCTCTTCGAAGGTCACCTGATCGACGAAATTGGGGTTACCTTCGCTGCCCGGCGACGAGCCATTGAGCAGCGTGGGCGTGATCCCATTCGTCGTGGCGTAGAGGCCGCGAAACAGGTAGGTGCCGACGGTTGCGGTGGACGATACGGTCATTGCGTGCCCTGCGGCTGGACGTTATTGAAGGGAGTCTTTTGGTTGCGCAAAGATCGAGAGTAAGCGTTCTCAACGGCCGCGCCGGTATCCTTGGCCACGGTCTGCGGATCGGTTGCGGTGACGGTTATGTTGGGCTGGAAATTGTTGGTGACAGTAACATCGCCATGATTCGTTACAGAGTCGCCTCCGCCGCCCAGCGCCGAGCCTTCATGAATCATCATAGCATCGGCAACCTTTTTGACGATGTTCGGATCATTCATGTCGAGGTGTTGGTTCGGATCAAGCCCGGTGCGCTTGGACACATCGGCGATATATGCCCCGGTGTCGTTGTTGTCGCTCGGCGGCGCGTACGTGTTGATCATGCCTGCGAGCGTGTCGTTGCCGCGGCTTGCGTAAAGCTGAAGTTGCTTACGTTGCGCTTCTTCGCCATGCTCAAGCGTGTCAAATTTAGCAAACCCCTTTTCGTCCATGCCGATCGTGTGATCCTGACCGGCATAACGCAGATTGCCAGGGTTGTTGTTTTTGTAACCGCGACTATCGGTTTTCCATTTCATGTCCCCATTCTTAGCGCCCGTGCTACCAGCATTCGGATCGTAATTGTTGCCGGCCCCACGCGTGAACGCATTGTCGTTCATCGAGTCGGTAATGAACTGGGAAATTTTTGGCAGTATCTCTTTGGACCGCAAGTAAAATCCCTTCACCAGCGGCTCAAGCGCGCTGAATATCGACCGACCCACTTTCGACCACGCGTTGGCGGAGTCGCGCGCGGCGTTCTCGAGATCGCGCGCGTTCTTGGTCATTTCAGGCGTGACGTCAGCGTTTTCTTTTTGCAGCCGGCGATAGGCGCTCGTGACCTCGTCGATGTGCAGGGCGAGCTGGACGAACTGTTCTTGGCCTTCGCCGAACATCTGGGCGTACTGGATCGCCGTGGCTTTTGTGACGGCATCCCCGGTGTTCCACATCTTGGCCAGGGCCTGATTGAGGGCCAGGAAGCGCTCGGTGGTGTCGGTGATCTCGTCGCCTACACCCAGGCCGCGCATGACCTCTTGGAGGCCCCCACCCGAGTTCTCGATGGCGGCTTGCATGCCTGTAACGGACTGCTTGAGCGTATCGGCGTCGAGGCCGACCTGAGCCGCAGCTTGGCCGAAGGACATGAGGTTCTGGGCGGTGGATCCAGTCCGTATCGACTGGTAGTAAAGCTTCTCAAGCCCGTCAGCGAAGTGCATCACGAATTTGTCGATCGCGACGCCGGCCGCGATCACGGTGGCGGCCATGCCGACGAAACCCTTCGTGGTACCGGAGAGGGTATTGTCGAATTTCTTCATTCCGGCTTCGTCTATCTTGAAGCCGAGGCTCACCAGAAATTCTTGAATTACCTCACGATCCGTGGCCATCTTCGTTCTTTCGTCTGCGGGCTTCTGCGATGCGGATCTGGTTTTCTGACTCTACGTCGAGCGCCTCATTCATGAGCAGGATGTCGTACAGATCGAGCGTGCCATCCTTGAGGCTCTCGTACTTGCACATGCCCTTCATGACGGGGCGCATCATGAGATCCTCCCCGTCAGCCATCATCGTAAGCTCTACGTTGAGGCTTGCCCCTGACCCTCGCTGGACATTGGCGCGAGGAGGGCGGCTGAAAAATCCGCGGCGTGCTTTATGATGTTTTCGTCGAGAACCGTGCGAACCACCTTGAGCATCGCCGGCCCGTCGATGTCGGCGAACATTTCGCGGCCGTTGAGCGTGAGCTGGGCAAAGTGAACACCGCCGTCCTGCGAGCGCATAGCCGCACCCAAACAGCGGACACGGATGTGCTCGAATTCCTCGTCGGGCATGGACGCAAGCTTCTCGCCCATGTGCATCATCACTTCGACAGGATTGGGCTTGATCCCTTTGATCTTGGCCACTACCACAGGCATGATCGTCGGCCAGATGCGGCGAAAGACGTGAAGCTGGTCTTTCCCCGCCATCTTCAGGATTCGATACTTATCGCCGCCCGCTTCGATCTCCGTCAGGATTTCCATGATCAGACGCTAGTGCCGAGCGTCACGAACGAACGACCGGCCAGGAATTCCCAGTCGATCATGCCTCCGTCCTTGGCGTAGGTGATGTTGGGCACCTTGCCGAACGCCACGGGGGTGAACGTCGTGCTGTCGCCCGTTGCGATGTTCGAGATCCGAATCGTGTTGAGCCCGTTGAGCGCGCCCGACTGGCGATCCAGTTCGAGCATCGTCTGCAGGAGCGAGTTGACCGGTGAGGTCTTCAGCAGGCGCACCGTGACGCGCGCGCCGCGCGACGCGTGGAGGCTGAACATGGGGGTGCCATCGGCGCCGATGTCCATCTTGTTGAGCTCGTCGACCTGTTCGAACGAAATACCCTCTTCGGCGGCGCCTGCGCCGGAACCGATCGGGATGTTGCCGTTGGGTCCGGAGATCGTCGCGATGACGTCAAGAAACGAATACGTGGCCATGTCTTACCCCTTAGCTGTTGACCGAAATTGCGATGTTGACCGTCTGGACTGCGCCGGCCAGTTTCGCCGCGACCTGAATCGGCACGGAGATACGGGCACTGCGGTTGGCGGGATTCTGCGTGCTGACGGGCGGCGCGTAGATGTAGTAGCCCTTCGGCAGGAAGTCGCCCGTATTCAGCGTGCCGAATCCGCCCACGGTCCAGGTGCCCGGCGCCAGAAGGCCGTTGGCGACCGCCTGCGAGCACACGGAGGCGATTGCGGTGACGATCTGGTCCGTACCCTGGTCGGTCTGCGGAATCTTCGTCTGCGACGTGTACAGGAGGTTGTAGACGGTGGTCTGGATGTCCAGGGCCAGCCAGTCGGTGCCGGTGATGACGTCGATGAAGTTGCCACTGGCACAGGTACCGGCTTGGATGATCGCGGTGTTGTTGTTGTATGCCACGAACACGTTGCAGTTGAAACTCAAAAGCGCAGCCATCTGCGTCGCGTTGAGCGTCTCGGCCACGATGCCCGGCTCTTGCTTGTACATGAGGGTGATCGTGGTGCTATTGCCCAGGTAGTTCACCGTCAGGATGCGACCGAACAGTGATGCAACTGCGTAGGCGTTCGAGCTCGAGAACTGAACCAGAGTGCGGTTGTACTTTAGCTGCTGAAGCTGGTAAGCGATATTCGTGGTGTCGCTGGCGACCAGCACTGCTGCCTCAGACGTGGTGATGCCGTACAGGTGCTTGTT